TCTTGGTTTGCTAATGACCCATGAACACGGAGACGATCTGCCAGTTATCCGACATCAACTCTCACGAGAGCTTCAACCGTATCCCCCCCGATATACGGGGGTTTGAATCTGTGATTATCCTTCTTATTAACGACTTTGCCGCGCTTGTCGACGGTACACCATCCTGCGCAGTAGTCGAGAACACTCTGCGAAACAGTCTGGTATACCTCAGCAAGCGGTTCTACGCCTATGCCGTACACCTCCTGAAGAAAATCATCAAACTCAGGGATAGGGTGAGATGGACTCTCGAGTATCTTAGAGCTGATTTTTGTGACGTCACCCATCTCGCGCAACTTCGTGAGTCTAGCGTCGAGATAGGGGTTCGGGGAAAGTGCTTCTGATGTGTTAAGAAGCAGATCGCGAATGATGGGGACGTGTCTATGTTCATAGGCGGCGCATAAATATTTGCCTGCCATGTAATCCCTGTCGTTGATTTGCGTATTCCTATTTGGACGCAAATTCAACTTGGACAAGACACGTCCGAACTGTGGAACTGGACGAGTACCTATCGGGCTACGCACATACCTTTTTCTATAAAAAGTGGCATGGTGTCTACCCTGCTGTGGAACAACCTCGGCTTTCATGCCCGAAGTTTCCACAACTTTCTCGATACTAGCTTGAACTGCAGTGGTATCACCAACCACATAGCCAAGGTAGTCGTCCCCCCCATGGATGCTCGTGCTCTGAACAACAGCTGCTCTCTTAAGGGCCGCAGCTATCTGAGCCATGCTCACGTAAGAATTGCCGGTGGTGGTGGTCGTCTCGCCGGACCACCTCTCACCCTCAACTTGGCCTGCCACGCCATAACGTGTCCAAACCTTAATTTTCACTGTCTTCGCGAACTCACGAACAAACCAATCGGGTGCTCCTAATTTCCGATAGAACATCGCCTCTGGACGGCGAAATTCCTTCGATTGACTTCCATCATTATTTTTCATATCACTCTCGATGGCCACACCGTGTGATGACTCCATGATATCACCCAACTCTTCTCCGCTAGAACCACATGCATATATGATTCTATTTCCAATGTTCTTTGGATTAGAGAGGGAAAACACGGACTTCATCCTGTCATTGAGCTCCATAACGACAGGTCCGGTGAGAGCATTGTACATATCACTCCCCTGATATACAATACGTGGTTGACTGCCATGCTCTTTCAAGAGTGCTTCTTGTTTTGCGAACACATGCTTCACAGCCATGTCGCTGTTCAACTGATGCTCAGACAGAGCGGCAAGAAGCCGCTCAGCTTTTCCGCCTGCGCATTTGGCAAGATACTTAGTGATAAGTTCCTTGTCAACTCGGATGGTGTCCAAAGGATCAAACTTGGACATCAAGATTTCATGACCCTCCATAAAAGAGTCAAGATTCTCAAGACACGGTTTAAAATCGCATCTTTTCTTCATTGCTTGCACGGTAGCGGCCGAGGTATTTGTTGGCACAGTGATTGGCACCCCGACGAGAAGGCCACCCTTTGCGACTCCGATATCATAATCTTCGTCTGCTTTGACACGGGTGACATTCACGTCTACGTCAATGTTCTCAAACTTGACCTCATGATCGTACTCAGTGAACGTGTTCGAATCAACACCGTCACTGGTGACTGAGGCACGAGAGGATGCAACCCCTCTCGGTTTTGTAGGCATAATGATGGGAGATAACTCTCCAAATTGAATGTTTGACTTCATGTTTT